GAAGGGAGGTGTAGTCAGCGTTCCCTCTCCGCAAGTAGTTGTAGAGGATGTGGTAGACCCATTTGAACAAGCAGAACTTGCACTTGAGGAACAAAGACAAACACCAACAAAAAAACTTTCAAATAACCCAATATTGAATGAGGTTTTGAATAATACAAAACCATTTTCAAAAGCACAAAGAAGTTCAACACCAGGTGGTGGTAAATCAGTACTAGATAATCTACCACAACAAGAGCCAATCCAAGAGAGTATGGATAAAACTGTTGAGTTTACTTCTCAAGGAGCAGGAGCTGGTGTTAGTGGATTAAAAACTCAGATGGCACACAAGATGGGATATGGTGATGTTGCAACAAGACCAAATAAAACAGGTCTTGGAGTTCAAACGGGGTTACCTGGTTTAGATAGAATTCTAAATAGAGATAATTCTTCACTTGTAAAAAAGTTTAAAACTAGATAGGGAGTAAATAATGGCTTATATTCTTGATAAAAAAGTAGTAACCGATACTGAGGAGTTTTCAAATCAGGCATATGGTATCACCTTGCCAGTACAACGAGGTAATACTGGTTATTTTTCTCAAGCATTTAGTTCATTTGAACAAGCAAAAAGTAATTTAAAAAATTTACTTTTAACAAGAAAGGGAGAAAGAGTATTTCAACCAAATTTTGGTTCTGGTATTCATGAGTTATTATTTGAACAAGCAACTAATGACCTTGAATCAAAATTACAAGAAAATATAACAAATAGTGTAAACTTTTGGTTACCATACATAAACATAGATACAATAGATGTAAATATGACTGATGAAATGAAAGATAGATATATCGCAGAAATGAAAGTACAATTTACAGTTGGTAATATATATGAACCACAAGAAATAACATTTTTAGTTGAGGGATAATAAAATATGGCATTAAATAGTATAAATAGAAACCCAAATGGTGGTAGAGATATTAAGTATCTTAATAAAGATTTTTCTCAATTTAGACAAAATCTAATTGAGTATGCAAAAACTTATTTCCCAACAACCTATTCAGATTTTAACGAAGCATCACCTGGAATGATGTTTATAGAAATGGCATCATATCTTGGAGATGTACTTTCATATTATACAGATGATACTTTAAAAGAATCATTAATAACAACAGCAGAAGATAGAGAGAACATAATTGCATTGGCCGAGTACTTGGGTTATAAACCAAAAGTAACTTCTCCAGCGATTGTTAAATTAAGTGTATATCAAACAGTTCCGGTCATTGGTGCAGGTACAACCGAAGTTAGACCCGATGATAGATATTATTTAAGAATACCACAAGGAATGACAGTAACTGCCACAACTCAAGGACAACAATTTAGAACTACTGAAATGGTAGATTTTGCATCCGAGAATGATAGAGAGGTTTCAATTTATAGAACAGATGATGATGGAGAGCCAACTCTTTATTTAATTAAAAAATATGTAAATGCAATATCAGGTCAATTAGTAAGTGTAACTCATAACTTTGGTTCATCTCCTTCTCAATTTTCTAAAATACCTTTAGTTGAAAATAATATAATAGATATTGTAGATGTAAGAGATTCTAATGGAAATAAATGGTATCATGTTCCTTACTTAGCACAAGAAATGGTTTTTTCTGATTACGCAACAAGCGATACAACAGACAAAGAGTTAGCACAATTTAAAGAATCGGTACCAAGTATTTTAAAAACTTTAAAAACAACAAGAAGATTTACAACAAAAGTAAATGCAGATAACACAACAACTCTTGTATTTGGTGCAGGAAACTCAACTTCATCAGATGAACAATTAATTCCAAACTTTAAAAATGTTGGTTTAGGATTAAAATCTTCAATTGATAATTTAGGTGCATCGTTTGACCCATCAAATTTTTTAAAAACAACATCATACGGACAGGCACCAACTGGTGAGTTTACTATTGATTATATTATAGGTGGTGGTGTTGGTTCTAATGTTGGTGTTGGAGAATTAGTACAAATAGATACAATAACTTTTCAAGATGATAGAGAAACATTTACAACAGAAGCAGAAAGACGTTTACTACAACAATGTAAAAATTCAGTAGCATGTGATAACGAAGAATCTGGTACGGGTGGTAAAGGTGCAGATACATCTGATGAAATTAAACAAAACGCATTAGCTAATTTTGGTTCACAAAATAGAGCAGTAACACGAAAAGATTATCAAGTAAGAGCACTTTCATTACCTGCAAAGTATGGTGGAATTGCTAAAGCATATTGTGCACCAGACGGAGAGTTGGATAACAACTCACCAGCTTCTATTCTTACAGATAAAAATTCTTTAGAGGAATTTGTAGGATTGGTAGAACAATTAAAAAATTCAGATTCATCTCAGCAAGAAATTAAAAACAGAGTTGTAAAATATCTTGGTAGTAAAAAGAAAAGCGTAACTGAAAAAAATAATCCATTTGCAATTAACTTATATGTTTTAGGATATGATTCAGATAAAAAACTTTCAACACTAAATCAAGCTATTAAAGAAAATTTAAAAACATATATAAGTGAATATAGAATGTTAACCGATGGTGTTAATATTTTAAATGGATTTATTATTAACATTGGTGTTGAATTTGAAATAAAAGTTTACAATGGATATAATAAAAGACAAGTACTTACAAGAACTCAGATAGAACTACAAAATTATTTCAATATTGACAAATGGGCATTTAATATGCCAATTAATATTTCTGAGGTAGAATTATTAATAGCAGGTGTAGAGGGAGTTCAATCTGTACCAAAATGTGAAATCATTAACAAATGTTTAGGAAACTATTCACAAAATTCATATAACATATTAGATGCAACTAAAGGTAAAATAGTTTATCCATCTTTAGACCCATCAATATTTGAAGTTAAGTTTCCAAATAAAGACATAAGAGGGAGAGTAGTATAATGTATCATTTTTTAACAGCATCCAAAGATTCAACAATTTATCTTCAACAACCAAGTCAAAATACTGGTAGAGATGAGATATTAGAAATATCTAAAATTTATTATGGTAATTTAAAAGATATATCTCGTTCTTTAATTAAATTTGATACAACAGCATTATCTGAATCCATAGTAAGTGGAGAGGTAACAATGAGTTCTGCAGAAATGCTTTTAACAGAATGTGAAGGAAGTGAAATACCAAACGAATATACAATATATGCGTATCCAGTATCACAATCATGGGATATGGGAATTGGTACACGATTCGATGAGATATCAACAGATGGTGTTAGTTGGGATAGTAGAAAAACATCTACTTCTTGGTTAGTTGGTTCTGCTTCATTAGAAAGTTCGGGTTCATATAATGGTAGAGGTGGAGTGTGGTACACTGGTTCTTCCGCAAGTCAATTATTTGATTACCACTCAAGTGATATTTCAATGGATGTATCCGAATCACTATCATCATGGATTAGTGGAGATTTACCAAACGAAGGATTTATATTAAAACATGATTCTGCTAAAGAAAATGATACAATTGATTATGGCCAATTAAAATTCTTTTCAAAAGAAACAAATACCATATATCAACCGAAGTTAAGAATTGGATGGGATGATTCTAGTTTTATAACAGGTTCACTAACAGAACTTACATCCGATGATATTCATGTAACGTTTAAAAGATTAAAGACCAGATATAAACAAGGAAGTAAACCTGAAATACGAGTTTTTGGTAGAGAAAAATATCCACTTAAAACTTACACTAATCAATATTCTTATACTGATGTTTATTATTTACCAACTTCAAGTTATTATCAAATAAAAGATATAATCACCGAAGAGGTAATAGTACCATTTGGAGATTATACAAAATTATCGTGTGATTCAAGTGGAAACTATTTTAAACTTAATTTAACAAATTGGGAATATAATAGAGATTATTATATAGAAATAAAAACAGATAGAGATGGTGTAGTTGAATACTTTGTAGATAAAGATTTAACTTTTACTGTGGAAAAATAAAATGGCGTTAACTGATAAATTTAGAATCAACGAACTTACACAAAAAGGTTCCAAGGTAGAGAGAAGAACTGCTTCTGGTAAAATTCTTGTGCGAAAACTTGATGGAAAAGAAATCAGACCTGAGAATATAGAAAAAGAAAAGCCGTTTGGTGATACTGTAATTAAAGCAAAAAATAAAGACCCAAGGTTTAAATCAGAACTTAACGAGGTTGATATTACACCAAATATAGAACAAACTTCTTTTAGTGGAGAATCTACTGGTTATGTAGAGAAACCAAAATATAATGAAGAAGAATTAAAAAAGGCAGTTGATGTAAAGGTTGATGAGTTAATTAAAAAAAAGAAACCCAAAAGAGGACCATATATACTTAAATCAAAATATGATGATTTACGAAAAAAATATGAAGATGCTCTAGCACAAATAGCTGATTTAAGAAAACAACTTAATACTGCACTTGCAGAAATTGAAAGATTAAATGGAGTTGTTGAACAATTAAAAGTAGAAGTTGATTCTGCAAAATTACAACAAGCAGCAGCAGAAAACCAATTACAGGCAGCAAACAATAGATATATTACACTATTAAGTGATTTCCAACAAGCAATTATTAAAGGTACTAAGGAAGCAATAGAAAGAGTATCATTAGAAGCACAAGTACGAGGATTGCAGGCACAAAAAGAAACTTTAATTAGAATAGAAGACCAAGAAGAAGCAGCACAAGAGGAAACAGCAATACGAGCAAACTTAAGTGGACCTGATAATTCATATGACCAAAAAGGAGATACTGGTTGGAAGGTACCCGAACCACACGATGACCCAAGTTTATTTGAAACTAGACAAATTCATTTCAGAAGTAACAGACGTTCTTCTGGTTGGTCTGGTATGG